TTTCTTAATTCCTTCCGGCGGTATCACCTAAACAAAGCCACAGGGACAGATGTGGTCTGGATGCCTGATGAGACATTTATGCGCGGCGCACAGGAGGGCTTTACTCCGGCGGATTTGGTTGGTCTGCCGTGTTATGTAGGCGTGGACTTCTCAAGCAACCGGGACACAACGGCGGCGGTTTATTGTTTCCCACCGCAGAGCTTCCTGGACATGGGCGGCGCGGCTATGCCTAAACAAAGGAAAGACGGGACGTTTGACTTTCCTGATCTCAAGACATCAAAAGACCCGTGGCGTTTTCTTGTCCGTGTGTTTATTCCTGAGCAGAGTTTGATCGGCAGGGTGCAGAGGGAGACAGCGCAATACCAGGCGTGGGCGGAAGGCGGGCACATTATCCTTACTCCCGGTATCACACAGGACTATGAATATATCCGGCAAGACATAGAAGAGCATGCGGCGAAGTATCAGATCAAGGCGATAGGATACGACGCATGGAATGCTAACGAGACAGTGCAGTATCTTGAGAAATCAGGACTCCCGATGATGGCATACCAGCAGAGTTTCCGGTGGATGTCTATGCCTATGATGAAACTGGAGAGCTTGTTTCTTAACAATCAGATCGACCATGCCGGACATCCTGTTTTACGGTGGCACACGCAGTGCACTATGGCTATGACATCGCGCGACGGCACAATGATCAGACCTACAAAGAAGGGGGCGAATACCAGGATAGATGCAATGGTGGCGATGATCGTTTCCGTAGGTACGTCAATTATCAAGATTGCAGAAGATCAGAACAAGGCAACAAGCGAGATACTAAAAAGTGGTATATTTACGATACCCAAGCGCAAAGTATGAGCAAAGAAGATACTAAACGCTTTATTGAGTTGTTCCGGGAGGAACTATCTCACTCGCCAACTAACTCAATGCCTGTACATACCGCTTATCTACGGGCGGAAAGCAAGTGGATAGACACAACAGGACGCAGGAGATACAAGAACTTTGGCGTGTTTCGTGTGGCTAAATGCAGACATCTACAGCGAAGAAAATAAAAACGTGTTAACAAATTAGTTAATATGTTCCCCGATTCCCTGTTATTTTGCCGCATATGGGTAATCCCGTTGCGGAAAGAATGCTGAATCTCTTTGGGATACGTGCGTCAAAACGGCGCACGCTATCCCATGCTCCTGCTATACGGTCCTTCAATAACCCTGAGAAGTGGGATGAGTTTATCGAGGCCGCGCTTGGTTATCCGGGATCTACCAGCAGCGCCCTTGCCCTCAAATTATCGGTGGTCTTTGGCTGCAATGACAGGATAAGTAAAGACATAGCGAGTCTTCCGTTCCGGCCTATGCGAAAGACAGACAGCGGCCAGGAGATAGCACGCGACCACGACCAGTACTTCGTTTCCAAGCGCCCGCACCCCTTCCGGAGTAAGTACATACACCAGTACGTTTTCAATACTCATATCAATTTATACGGCGAGGCTTTCTCGCCTATGGTACGCGAAAACGGGCGGCCAGTGGCTTATGATCTGTGGCATCCCAGGGATGTACGGCACAAGGTTGAAGGCGGCAGGCTGTACTGGATCAACGATAAACTCAAAGACTCACAAGGACAGCCGCGGATCGTAAGTGATGACGACATGATTCACGACATGTGGTTCTCTGAAGACGGGATCAGGGGCAAGAGTCCGCTGTTCTTCGCTAAGAATACGATCAAGTTAGGACAGAATGCGGTAGAAATGGCCAGCGATCTCTATGAGAATCAGATGTGGAGTCCAGGATATTTGAGTTACGGCGGGGTGATCGCCGACAAAGAACAGGCGCAACTGATCTCTGAATCGTGGACAGCGAACTACGCAGGGAAAGACAACGCTGGCGAGATGCCCGTTGTCGATCAGAAGTCAGAATACAAGACATTCACAAGCTCACTCAGGGATGCAGAAGTCGCCAAGCTGATCAATATGACCACGGCGGATATATGCAGGTCGATGGGAGTGCCTGGAACTAAGATGGGAATCCGGGACGCGAATGTGTCTTACAACTCACTCGAGCAGGACAATATCGCCTATGCACAGGATACTATCATTCCGCGTGTGGTGTCTATTGAGGAGGAATACAACTGGAAAGCGATTGCTATGAAGGAGCATGATGAGATCGTGTTCAAATACGAGTTAAAGAACAGGCTGCGCGGCGACGTTGCGACACGGACAGCCTTCTATGCGATGGCAATCAACGCCGGAGCACTAACGATAAATCAATTCTTGCAGCTTGAGGACATGAACACAATCGGCCCGGATGGTGACGAGCACCTTGTACAGATGAATCTGACGACGCTGAGCAAGTTAATCAACGATGATCCCGCAACAATAAAAGGCTCTGACATTCAGACCTTGTTGAATTTAGTGAACGGAGAAAAAAAGAACGGCCATGCTTTACAGAACAACTGAAACCAAAGCTAAAAAAGTAGACGATCGGACGTTCCGGTTCACGATCTCAGATGAGAGCGTAGATAGGTATAACAGCGTAATCAAGATGGATGGCTGGCAGCTTGACGGATATTCACGTAATCCGATTGTCGCTTATCAGCATCTTACGTGGTCAAGTAATCCGGATCTGATCATAGGCACAGGCAAAGTGTGGGCTGAGGACGGCAAACTCATGGCCGATGTTACCCTGGAGCCTGCCGGAGATAACCCGATTGCTGACAAGCTGGCGAAGAAAATAGACTTTGGTAGCATCAGTGCGACAAGCGTAGGTTTTGATCCCTTGAGTTATTCCTTTGGAGAGAAGGGACAAGGCGAAAACCCTGACATCTTGTACTACCGTTCACAGGAGCTTTTGGAGTTCTCTATTGTGAATATCCCGGCGAATGCAAATGCCACGATACAAAAAGAGATGGCTGGCTTCTTACAAAAGGCATACGAGAAATACGGCAGGGAATTACCGCGCGAGATACTTGATATCCTGGACACCGAAGGTATCACGGTAGAGGAAATCCAGAAGGCTATGAACACCAAGCCCGAAGTAATAGAGGAAGAAACACCGACGATAAAAGCACCCGATCCGTTTACATCAAAATTTTTAAAACTCAAATTGAAATTAGTATCATGAAAAAACTGAACGAGCTTGAAACCGAATTGCGCGATAAGCGTAAGGCACTGGGGGACTTGATTGACCTCCGTGACACCGAGGCGCGTGAGTTCACAGCCGAGGAAGCAACGCGGTTTGATACGCTGCATGGTGAGGTGGAAAGTCTCATCACAGATATTGACCGCGAGAAGGTGGCAGAGAATGTGCGCAAACAGCGTGCTATTGATAGTGCCCCAACGGCAACGCCAGAGGAGAAGCTGCAAAAGCGTTTCTCTTTTGTGAAAGGCATGAAAGCCATGATGGCAGGCCGCCCACTTGAAGGCGTGGAGGCAGAGGCATCACAGGAAGCCGAAATCGAGAAGCAAAGATCAGGCGCGGGCGGAGGTATCTCCGGCATAGGCGTTCCTGGTTTCTTTCTGAATGTGCGCGGTAAGAACGTAGTCAACGGCTACCTCACACAGGAGCAGCAGGACAAAATGCAGCAACGTGACCTGACGATCGGCGGAGCCGCAACAGGCGCGGAGCTTGTGCCTACCGATATGGTTGGACACATCTACGGTCTGCGGATCGAGCCGAAGGTGATCAGCCTGGGAGCGACAACGCTTTTGAATTTGTCTGGTAATCAGCAATTCTCAAAAAGTGGTGTTATCTCCGCTGTGTGGGCTACTGAGAACGCGACAGCGACAGAAGCCACACCAGCAACGTCTACGTTCACGATGTCTCCAAAAAGATTGGCGGCAACGGTTGACGTGTCACGGACTTTGATGCTTCAACGTCCCGAAGTGGCAGAGCCTTTGGTGAAGACTGAATTGCAAAGCGCAATCAACGTGGCTCTCGATGTGGCTGCAATCAACGGCGCAGGCGGTAGTGATCCGACGGGTATCCTGGGACTCACTGATGTACTGGTGACAGCTCTCGGAGCAAACGGAGCGACACCGACACGCGCGGACCTGATTGCGGTATGGACTGCAATGGCAGCAGCAAACTCTGACATGCTGAATGAGCCAAGCTGGCTGACGACTCCTGGAATCAAGGCGTATTTGTGGAATCTGAATGTGGACGCAGGGTCAGGACGTTTTGTCTGGGAGAACGATAGGTTGATCGGATATGCGGCTACGACATCGAACAACGTACCAAGCACATTGACGAAAGGCGCAAGCGGCGCGATCTGTCATGCGATGATCCTTGGCAACTGGCCTCAACTGTATATCGGTAATTGGGGCGGACTTGATATCGTGGTGAATCCTTACACGAAGTCAAAGGAGAATATTGTCGAGTTCACAGTGAATACAAATTGGGACATTAACGCACGTCACGACGAGGCTTTCAGTGTTATCATTGATGCTTTGACAGCGTAGGAAACTATTTTTTGAAATCAAAAATTGAAATTTGAAATGAAACATATATTTTCAATTCTATTCATGGCGCTGGCGTGTCTCTCAGTTAATGCCCAAAAGGGCATGAACGGAGTTATGACCAGCGCGGCAGGGCTGGCGACCGATACGATTATCACGTCCAGTTCTACCGATACAGTTTACTTGTTTCCTGATGGAACAAGTAACGTCACGGCGTACAAGTTCAGAAATCCATACGGAGGAGAGTTGACTACCTATCTCCGCACAGATTCGCTATCCGGCAGCACAGCAGCCACGGCTTATCTTGAGTATTGTTATGACGCCGGGTGTTCTGTTCCTGTACGTGTCGACACATTAGTCCTTAACGGGGCCACGGCGCAGACAGACAATTACACGGACAACAACTTTAAGGCGCTGTATTTCCGATACACCTTTATTGCTGCCAGTTCTACGCAGACAACAAAGGTACAGGCGGGGTATGGCTATCGTAAACACGGATCATGATAAAATTTAATAGGAGTCCAATAGGTGCGTTTAAGCTGGCATACCGTGTCGGGGATACCGCCGCATTGGACTCCTCTCTTGAAGACAAAATGATAAAAGCAGGCTATGCCGTCAAAGTCACGAATAAGAAAGAGGCAGACGTGGACAAAGGATCTGACACTGGTCAGTCTGGCGGACATGAAAAAGTATCTACTGGAAGAGCAAAACGATCGAGACGAAGTAATAAGTAGTCTACTTTTATCAGCTACCGCATACGTCCAGGCAAGCTTGGGCTATGTGATAGATACTACTGGCGAGATAGTCCAGTACTTTGACGAGTTCTCGAATAAGATGTTTTTGTGGCATCGTTACGCATTAGGAACAGGGGTTAAAGTAGAGTGGACAGCAGACGGAGCGAGCTGGACAGAAGTGGACAGCTCGGTTTACCGGATAGATCCCGTGAACATGCCGCCGTATATCTTTCTGAGAAGCGGGCAGTCATGGCCGGACGGGAGAGCCGAAGAGCAGAACAGCGTAAGGGTGACTTTCCTTGCGAACACAAGTCACAGCGCATGGGATGACTTCAGGCAGGCGATACGTGAACATGTCGCGGGTAGGTATGAGCAACCGGAAGGAAGTTGGCAGAGTGCAACAATGATGAACGGAATCACAAGGACATTAGAGATTCATAAAATGCCCTCATAAAGATGGGGACAGCAGGATTGAAATATCAATTGAGTGCAATCGGACACATGAGCGAGCTGGTGACATTCTACCCCGTGACCGAGACAATTGACGAGGGCGGCGGTACTATGGAAGTATTAGGCGCAGCTACGACGGTTCGCGCTAAGGTGGATTTTGTGACCACGGTAGAGGGCGCTCCTGGTGGCATAAAGCAGGAGAAGTTCACACAGGAGGTCATGGTACAATGTCGCTATGTGTCTGCTCTGGATAGCGCGGTTTTGAGGATGTTATGGAGGTCGAACTATTATGATATCTACGCAAAAGAGGCCACGAATAGGAAGCGGTATTTGATCTTTAAAGGCAGAAGCATTACGACATGAGTAGCACAGGCATGAAGATGGTCGGGACAGAGAAGGTGGTGCAGGCGCTTGAGAAGGCTTTAGGTAAGGGTTGGACAGATCAGGACGTGAGGAAGATTGTACGCAAGGGAGCGAACGTGATAGTGCGGGAGGCGCAACTAAGAGCGCCAGTATCGAAAGCACAGCACTATTATATCAGTCCAAGCGGAGCACGGGTGACGTTTATGCCGGGGAATCTGAAAAATTCAATTAAGGTTCTCCCGAAGTTCAGGAAAGACCCACGTGGAGTATATGTCGGGCCAAAAGTGGTGCGACGCAATGTAAGTGGTTCGTATGGTGCAGGCTCGCGGGTGAATGCGTATTACGCTCATTTCGTTGAGTATGGCACACGATCTCACTCGGTAGGCTTTAAAGGTAAGCACGTTACAGGCAAAGGCGCGACGGTGCGAGGGATCACAGCGCGGCCATATATGCGGCCAGCTTACGACAACAAAGCACAGGAAGCAATTGATGTCATCATGAGAGAGACGTGGAGGTTTATTGAAAAACGAGTACCAACGACAGCGATCTAATGTATGCAGTAACATATATGCTCAGGAAGTTGGCGCTTGAAAGTGCGGAGGTGGTTGCTATTGTAGGTGAGCGGATATATACAGGGCTGGCCAGACAAGAAGACAGTTATCCGTATATCGTGATGGATGTCATCAGTAACACGGAGTCACCAACGCAAGATGAGGCCAGTGCGGTAGATGACTACCGGGTACAGGTGGATTTCTACGCGAAGAACAGCACGGAAAGCGGATTAAAAACAGTGACAGACATGAGCGAGGCTTTTAAGATTGCGGTAAACAGGAAATTCAATAATACTTATCCTGGCTACATTCTTCAGAGCGTTCAGAGTGTAGGACATACAAGCGATTATGATCCAGTACAGCAGGTGTCAAGAATCATTAATGACTTTATAGTCAAAATCAAAAGGACATGAGAATCGATTTAGTTTTTGATTTGAAATGGAACGGCAGCATACACCCAAAAGGGATGCCGATTTTCACCGATGACCAGGAGGTCTTTGATGAGATCACAGAAGCTATTGCAGAGCAACGCGAAGCGCATACATTCAAAATTGTAAAACCACACCAGGAAGAGGAAGAATAAATTGTAAAATCAAATTTAAAACAGATACATCATGGCAACTGTTGGCGTACAAAACGGAACAAATATCAGGCTGTACTATAACACCACAGGTAGTACATACGTTGCTGTCGGCAATAGCCAGACGGTACGGCTCAATTTCACACACTCTCCGCGCGAGACGACAAGCCAAGACAGCGCGGGACATGCGGATTTCCTGGAGGGAAAACGCATGAAGACGGTAGATTTTTCAGCGTTAGACTCTGAAGATGGAGCCGAAAACTTCAAGACGTGGTATGACCTTTTGGACAGCGAGACCACGCGAGGACTTGTTGTGGTCAGGGTTAACTCCACGGTCAGCGGTGACGTGTACTATCAGTACAGCGGATACCTTACCAACTTAACCAGAGATAACGGAGGGCCAGAGGGGAACGTAACCTTTGATGGAAGCATCCAGGTCACAGGGAAAGGGACTACCGGCACAGTGGCGTAATTTTAATAACTCTATAAATACCCAAGTAGTATGAGTTTAGTCAGGTATGTACGCACGTCAAAGGGCGTGGAGATTCCGCTAAGGTTCGGGCAGATGGTTTTTGTCAACTTAGCCGATGCTGAAGGATTGACAATTGACCAGGTACGTCAGCTCACTAATAATATGAAAGATTGGCCGGTAGGACGATTCTACCGGCTTATCTATTATGCCATGAAGGAGGGGGCGCGGAAAGCCGGGGTCTCTTTTGAGGACGAGTTTGAGGATGTCGTTGACTTAATTGAGGAGGAGCCTGATCTGGTTAAGTCGATCATGGATGTCTATGCAGACGGCCAAATCCCTGCAAAAAAAAAGACAGCAAAGAAGGTGAGCAGGAAAGCAGTCAAGAGAGTGAAGCGCTGACCTTCGATGAGTTAATGCAGGAGTCCGTGGCGGCAGGGATGACTTTGACAGAGTTCTACGGGGCGACAGACAGGGAGATATATAATTTCATCATCGGTCATTCAAAGAACGTTGATCAGGTGTGGAATTATGTACGGCACATTATGCTTGCGTCTTTCATTCCGTGGACAGAGAAGGGGGTGGAATTGAAACCGGGTCAGATTATCTCAATACCGTCGATTGACAAAGAACATAATTTGACTCCTTTTGAAAAGCAACAGGAGGAACTGAAGAAAGAAGCGCTCAAGGAATGGGGCAGGAAACTTGATGAGATACCAATAGTTCTGTAATGGCAGGAAAAAAAACACTTGGATCATTGTTGGTTCGCCTGGGGATGGACCCGCGGGACGCAGAGCGCAGTATCAAAAACTTTGAGCGCAACTTAAAGAAGATGGAGCGCAATGTCGTGCAAATGGGCAAGGCTATGTCTATTGGATTTACGGCTCCATTTCTCGCAGGTATGGGCAAGGCGATTCAGATGTATGACAAGCAAGCCCAGGCAGAGCTAAAGCTAAAAGTCGCGACACGCGGACACACGGACGCGCTGATCGCGCAGGCGCAACAAATACAGCGCACAACTACTATCGGAGATGAGGTACTCATTGAGCAGCAGGCTTTCGCTGTTGCGATGGGGCTGAATGAAGAGCAGACAATGAAGCTCACCACGGCGGCGGTGAATATGGCCTCTGTGTTGGGAGGCAGTGTTGCGGACTCATTTAAACAACTTACAGGTACGGTGGGCGGCTCTTTAGGCCAGCTTGGTAGATATATCCCAGGCCTCAAAGATTTCAGTATTGAGCAACTAAAGGCGGGTGCGGCTATTGATTACGCAAATGAGCAGTTTGCGGGCTTCGCTGAAGCGGCGGCAATGATCGGCACGGGGCCACTCAAACAACTTTCTAATAGCTTCGGTGATTTGATGGAACAAATAGGCGAGACCTTTATGCCTGTTGTGACATCGGCTACATCTAAGCTAAAAGGCATGGTTGAAACCTTGTCGGCAGCAGATCCGGAAGTACGGAAGAATGCAATCGGCTGGGGTATGTTGGTGGCAGCCATTGGGCCTATATTGTTGTTCCTGCCTAAGATCATCCGGTATTTTGCTTTTATGTTATCTCCTGTCATGGTTATGACCGCTGCGATTGCGGCTCTTGCGGGTGCGCTTGCGGTAGTTGTGGCAAATTGGGATAACCTAATAAACACATTTGAGCGGACAAAAGTAGGGCGCTGGCCTCAGTTGATCAACGCGATAGTCTCACAGAATCCATATGCAGGCGCAATGGCTGTTACTGACGGAGGCAAGAGCGTTCCAGGGGGTACGGCGGGAAAGGTCGTGAATCCCTTTGAGGGGTTGGGCTCTAAGGTATTCGATATGCTTGGTGGCGAAGACGGCCAGAAGATAATAGATGAGGCCAATGCGAAGCTGGAAACCTTACTGGCAAATCTTGCCAAGATCAAGGGCGGCGGATCAGACGACCCTGACGGCCCCGGAAAGAAGCGCGATAAAATATCTGTTGACTTTTTATCTACAACTCCCGTAGATCAGGGCATGTTTGACGCTATTATGCAGGCATACGAGGCGGCAGAGAAAGCAGACGCAGCAACGG